GTGTAGCAACTAAATATAAAGATGCCACAGATAAAGTGTCTATTGGTACAACTGATATTTATGTTTCAGACTTTGGTGAGGTAGCATTTGTACCTAACAGACACCAAAATGCAAATAGAGTTGACATTTTACAAATGGAAATGTGGAGCGTCGATTTTTTACGCCCTTTTCAAACAACTGATCTTGCAAAAACTGGTGACTCTGACAAGAAGTTACTCTTAGCTGAGTACACTTTATGTGCAAAAGCACCTAACGCAAACTTCGGAATATTCAACTTAACTGCATAATTGTAGCTAAAGGACTGGGAGGGTTTAATGCCCTCCCTTTATAATTAGAAAGGAAATTATGGCAATATTTACAAATAAAAAACATACATCAAAATTATATAAGATTGTAGAAAACGCAAAAAAATCAGATCCTATGATTTCAAAAGGTCAAGGTAAAAGACAATCAAAACAAACATCTGCTGGTGATCGTAAGTACGATCCAATGCTAAGTTTTACTGGTAATCAAGGTTTAGCTGTTAAAGGTACTATCGACCAAATGATAATGAAAGCTATTAAGTAACATGGCTAAAAAATTCTCTCTTAACACACCTAATGATGGATCAGTTGTCAAAACTAATCTTATTATTGATGAAGCAGAGAATAAATTTCATATCGAAAACTATCAAGAACAAGCATCTATTAAAGAAATATTAGATGCAAACAAAGTGGCACAAAACGAAGGTGCTTATAAGTCAAAGGCTATGGCAAACGAAAAAGGTTATCGTGTTGCTAGACTACCAAATATTGTAGTTCATCAATTAGCTAAAAAAGGCATCTTAAATTATAATGGTAAAGTCATAGACAAGCCTAAATTTTTTAGATGGTTAAACGACTCTGATAACAGACATTTTAGAATATATAAAGGTAACTTATAATGGCTTTAGACACTTACTCAAATCTTAAAACTACTATTGCGAACTATCTTAATAGAAGTGATTTGACAGCTAACTTAGGTGATTTTATTACACTAACAGAAGCTAGACTTAATAGAGAGTTACGAGTTAGAGAAATGGTTACAACTGATACAACCACAACTACTGTATCTGGAACACAAAGTTATTCTCTACCAACAGGATATTTAGAAGCAACCTCAGTAATATTTCAAAGTGATCCTTACTGTACTTTAAGATTTATGAGCAATAGTGATTTCTACAACAAATATAATGTGAGTCAAGCTAGAGGAAAACCAACTTACTTCACAGTTGTTGGAAGTAATATTTTATTAGGTGTAGCACCAGACTCAGCTACAACCTTGCAAATTAATTATTATAAAAGTTTAACAGCATTAACAGATAGTAATGCAATAAATGATATTTTAACAAATTACCCTGAACTTTATTTATATGGTTCATTAGCAGAAGCAGCACCCTTTATTATGCAAGACGAAAGACTAAACACTTGGGGTAATCTTTACAAAGAGGCTTTAAAAAATGCTAACGAAACATCATCAAGAGGATCTACCACATCATCCCCTCTACAAATGTCCACAACACAGGTGGTTTAGATGATTGAGTTCGGTGATTTACAAGCTGATTTACCTACCTATAAGAACTCAGGAGCCCTTAAAGTAGATAATGTTATACCTCTACAAAAAGGCTACCAAGCTCTTCCAGGTTTTCAGGCTTTAACAACCTCTGGATTAACAAATGCTGCTGTAGGATTATTCACAAGTTTTAGTGCTAGTGGTTCTACAAACTATGCTGGCGATAAGACAAAACTTTATCAAATGAACAACTCATTAGTGTTTATTGATAAAAGCAAAGCTGGTGGTTATAGCAACTCTGTAACAGAGAATGCTAGAGACTTTTGGGCCTTTACACAGTTTGGTACAAACATAATTGCTACTAACTTTGCAGACAACATACAAAAGTTTGATGAAGGAACAGATAGTGCCTTTAGTGATCTTGTAGCTCTCAAAGCAAAATACATCGCAGTTATTAGAGACTTTGTTGTTGCCGGATATACCACAGAGTCAAGCACAACTTATAACCAAAGAGTTAAATGGTCAGGTATTAATGATAGTTCTACTTGGACTCCTAGCCAATCAACCCAATCAGGCTTTCAAGATATAGTGGGATCACATGGTAATATCCAAGCGATAGTCGGTGGTGAATCTGCTGGTGTGATCTTTATGGAAAAGGCGATCTACAGAATGTCTTATGTAGGTGTACCCCTAATCTTTCAGTTTGATAAGATTGCAGATAACATTGGAGCTTTTGCACCTAAATCAGTAGCTTCTTATGGAAACCAAGTATTTTTCTTAGCACAAGATGGTTTCTACAAATTAACTGGTGGTCAACAATTAACACCGATTGGTAATGGTAAAGTAAACAATTTCTTTTTTGATGATTTATCCTCTAATTTAGATGGAATAACATCAGCGATAGATCCTAACAACTCAATAGTTGTGTGGTCATATCGAGGTGGTGGTGCTGATGGTACAACTAATAACAAGTTTTTAATCTACAACTATGCAGTAGATAAGTGGTCAACAGGTAGTGGACTCGACTTAGAGTTTGTTGCGAGTGCATCACAAGAAGCATTTACAACCTTAGAGAGTTTAGATGTGTTAGGTAATTTAGATAACTTAACAAGATCCTTAGACTCCTACTATTATGGTGAAGGTATTGTAGGTTTAGCTGGTTTTAATAGTGAGCATAAGTTCGGTAAGTTCTTAGCAACTAGCCTCTCAGCTACAGTTGATACAACTGAGTTTGAAGGTGCTGAAAATAAAAGATCAACACTAATTAATTGCAGACCTATTGTAGATGGAACATCTAATACTACAGTTACAGTCACACCAATTACTAGAAACTCGCAGCTTGATACTATATCAGTAGGCGATGCAGTATCGACCAATGATAGTGGTGCTTGTCCTCTAAGATCAACATCTAGGTATCATCGAGTCCGAGTTAATGTGACTGGTAATTTTAATACCTTATCAGGTGTAGATATAGAAGCGAGACCTGAAGGTGGCAGATAATCAGTTTCCTACAGTTCCTTTATCGATACCAGATACAGGACAACACTTACGATTAGTTTCGACATCATTGAACAATACGATCAATGGTAAATTAAACAGTACAGGAACAATTACACTAAGAGCAAGTCAAACGACTACAACTCTTACAGACGCAAGAATAAGTGGTAATTCAGTTATTTTGTTTATGCCAACAACTGCTAATGGAAGTACAGCTTTCAATGGACTTCATGTTTCTGCTAGATCAAATGGGAGTGCAACATTAACTCATGCAAGTTCAAGCAACGCAGATCAAAACTTATCCTACTGTGTCATTGGATAATGTTGTAACTAGAGTACCTAGTGAAGATGTTGAGTTTATATGGAGTCAAGTAGCTCCATTATTAGAGAAGGCATTAGACGAAACTTACAATATTGAAGATATATTGTATGGCCTCGCTAATGATCGAATGCAACTATTTATTAGTTGGAATAATAACAAAGTCGAAAGTGCTGTTGTTACTGAAATAGCACGATACCCCAACTCGAAAGTATTACGATATTTTCTAGCTGGTGGAACTAACCTGGATAATTGGTTAGAGCAAATACAAATAGTTATAGAAAAATTTGCTAAGAAACAAAATTGTACTCATCTTGAAGTCGCTGGGCGAAAAGGATGGGTGAGAAAATTGAAAGGATTTAGAGTTAAAGCATACTTACTAAATAAGGAAATATAAAATGTCAAAAGGATCAAACCCAACAAATGTAACTACAACAACCTCAAGTGAACCATCAGAGTTTATTAAACCCTATTACACACAAGCTATTGATGCAGCACAACAGTTGTATGAAAACCCTAATATACCTTCATTTTTCCCTAACAACACTTATGTTGATTTTGCACCAGAAACAGATACAGCTTTACAATTAGCAAGTGCAAGAGCTCTACAAGGCAATCCCTTACTCGGTTCTTCTCAGCAAGAAATAAATAAAGTTTTACGAGGTGATTACTTATCACCAACTACTAATCCTTACTCACAAGCATTATTTAATCAAATGGCTGGTGATGTGACATCACAAGTACAATCACAGTTTAGTAAAGCCGGAAGATTAGGATCAGGTGCTAACCAAGAAATATTATCAGACTCACTAGGTAGATTAGCTAATGAAGTTTATGGCGATCAATATAATCGTGAAAGACAAAATCAAGTAGCAGCTACACAGATTGCACCTCAACTTGGTGAAATGGATTACAATGATATTGGAAGATTACAACAAGTCGGTCAAGAACGAGAGAGCTTAGAGATGGCAAAACTACAAGATGCTATTGCTCGATATGATTATGGCCAAACACAACCTTATCAAAAGTTAAACTACTACCTTGGATCATTAGGTGCTGCTGTACCTTCAACAACTGTATCAACACAACCTGTCTTTAGAAATACTGGTGCTGGATTACTTGGTGGTGCAATGACAGGAGCTAACATCGCTGGAATGATACCAGGACTTGGTGCTGGTATGGGAGCTATTGGTGGTGGACTACTTGGAGGGTTCTTTTAATGGTAGATATTAATGATATATTTATGAAAAATAATGTACTTCCAAGATCCACAGTAGCAAATCCTAATTTTATAAATCAACCACAAACAAGAACTTCACCTTATTCAGTTTTAACTACACCAAAGAGTAGATTTACAGCCTTACCAGCAAAAGAAGGAAGCTATACTCTTGGACAAACAGCTCAAAATCAATTTGCAAGGGGTATGGAACAAGGTGGTAAAAATATGTATGCAAAACCAGCTTTTAAAACATCACAAAACAAACCTAATGTACCACCTAATCAATTAGGTCAAAACTTATTAGATTTTGCAACAAGTCCTCAAGGTAGAGGTTTGGCTAGAGGATTACTAGAAGCTAGTGGTTATTCCACAACCCCTGTTTCATTTGGTCAAGCTGTTGCTCAAGGTATGGCTTATATGAATGAAGCAGACCAAACTGAAGCATCAAGAAAACAACAAGAGTTTGAAAATAAATTATTAGAAAGACAATTAGAATTACAAGAAAAAGAAGCAGCAAAACCTGAAGGCAGATTTACACAGACACTTATTGATGTACCTGATGGTAAAGGAGGCACTAATAAACAATTAGTAAATATTAGTCCAGATGGAAAAATATCAACTGTAGGTGGTAGTGGTAATACCTTTAACATTGGTGATGGTACTTCTAAAGGATATGAAAAAGTAAATGAAAAATATGCAGCAGAATATATTAAGTGGATAGATACAGGTGCTTATCAAGTAGAACTAGAAAATTTAAGCAAGTTAGACGAGTCACTAGAAACTTTAAAAAATGAAAATGTCACAGGTGCAATTATAGGATTAACACCAAATCCTGTGTTGTCAGTTTTTAATCCTGAGGCACTAAATCTTCAAGACAATATACGATCTATTGTTTTCCAAGGATTGAGAGCAACACTTGGAGCACAGTTTACTGAGAGAGAAGGTAATAGATTAGTTGAAGCAGCATTCAATCCTTTGCTTAGTGAAGAAATGAATATTGTTAGATTAAAAAGGATGCGTGAAAGAATAAAAACAATGATTGAATCTAAACAATCAGCAGTTAATTATTTTCAAAACAACAATGGTAGTATGCAAGGATATACAGGTAGAGCAACATTTAATTTAGATGAAGCAATAAATCAAGACAATCAATCTGCAATAAACAATGGTAAAGATGAATTTTTATCATCAATTTATCAAGTGTCTGATTACAAAGATTTCAGTAATGAAAAATTTAGAGAATATTTCCAAAATGCACAGCCAGAGGAACAAACATTTATTATAGAGAATGCTGAAGCAATAGGAATGGATGTAAATTAATGGTAGATAAAAACTTAAAATTAAGCGATTTAACTGGTTCACAACAGACCAATGACGGACTTAATCAATATAAAAAAGACTCAAACACATTTCTACAAGCTATAACAAATGTTCCCTCAAGTGCTAAGAAATTTGCAAAAGATGTTATTACACCTTTTTTAAGTCCTATCCAAACAGCTAAAGATTTAGGATCATTAGGTTCTAGTGTTGTTAATTTAATTATACCAGGTGAACAAGGTAATGAACAAATAGCTAAAGAGGTAGGAAATTTTTTTGTTCAAAGATATGGAAGTTTAGAAAATATTAAAAAAACTTTTGCTACCGATCCTGTAGGAATGTTATCTGATGTTTCTATTATATTGACAGGAGGTGCTACTTTAGCACCTAAAGGTGGTCAAATTGCATCAGTAGTTAGTAAAGCTGCTAAAGTTACTGATCCTATAAAAATAGGAAGCAAAGGTGCATCATTAGCTGGTGAACTTCCTACTCAATTCTTTGGTGCAACAACTGGTGCTGGTGGTAGAGCTATAAAAGAAGCAATAGAAGCTGGTGCTGAAGGTGGCACAAGACAAAAGAAATTTAAAGAAGGTATGAGAGGTGAAGATTTAGAAGGGGTAGTTAGAGATGCTTATAATTCAATTAGAAAAATAAATGAAGCAAAAAGTAAATCTTATAGAGATGGTATTTCAGGACTACAATTAGGAAAAAAAGATATTAACTTTAGTAAAGTAGATCAAATTATTAAAGATTATAAAGTTAGCAAAAAAATCGGATCAAAGGGAAGATTAAGATTAAATAAAGACTCTAATACAAAACTTAAAGAAATTGAGAGTCTTGTTGATAAATATAGGAAAGATTCAACTCTTCACAATGTAGAAGGTTTAGATTTTTTAAAACAAGAAATTGATGGATTATATCCAACAGGAATAAATCCTGGTCAAGTAGAAACAGTAGTCGCAGAACTTAGAAGAAAAGTTTATGACTTAATTATAAAAGAAGTTCCTGATTATGCAAAAGTGATGGATGCTTATGAAACTGCCTCAAAAGCAGAAAAAGCAATTATTAAAGAATTAAGTTTAGGTAAAAATGTAGGTACAGGAACTACACTTAGAAAACTAAATCAAGCTGTAAAAGATAATGCAGCATCAAACTTTGGTAATCGCAGTGAAATAGTATCAAAATTAAACCCTGATATTATGCCTAAATTAGCTGGTGGAGCTTTATCTTCTTATGTACCAAGAGGATTACAAGGTGCTATAGCTGGTGGTGGACAAGTTCCAGCAATGGCATACGCAGTATCACAAGGTGCAAATCCAGCAGCTTTTATACCTGGGTTGTTAGCACAGTCTCCAAGGTTTGTTGGTAATATAGCTAATATTTATGGGATGGCTAAAGGTAGGAATTTACCTTTGACAAACACTCCTATTAGACAGCTACCATTATCTGCAACATCAAAAGTTTCTAGACCTATGGGTTTAATATCAAACGAAATGCAAAACAATCAAGCATTACAGAATAGAGGATTATTACAATGACAGTAAGTTCATATAGCACAACAGCAAGTAGCAATACAGCCATTAATGGAGTTAATATATCAGAGGGCATGAGTCCATCTGATGTAAACAATGCCATTAGAGAACAATTAAAAGATGTTAGATCAGTTTGGAATGACAAAGAATGGTTTATACTTGGCGATGGTGATGGCACAACTACCTTTACAAGAGCTAGTACAACCTCTGTTACTATTTCCTCAAACATCACTTCTACTCACCATGTTGGTAGAAGAGTTAAGATTGTAGGTTCTAACACAGGAACTATCTTTGGAAAAATATCAGCATCAGCATTTAGTTCACCCAATACTACTTTAACCTTTGTCTTTGATAGTGGCACAATAAATTCTGGTGACTCTACTGTAGATGTTTATGTAGGATTAACTTTTGTTGGACCTTCTAGTCCTGTTGTCGATGAAGATGATATGTCTAGTGATAGTGCTATCCTCCCTCCTTCACAGCAATCAACTAAAGCATTTGTAACATCCGGCACAGTCACTTTATCTAATAAATCTATAGCTTTAGGTAGCAACACAATAACAGGTTCAACTGCTCAATTTAATACAGCTTTATCAGATGGTAGTTTCGCAACACTAGCTGGAACTGAACCACTAACAAACAAGACACTTACTAGCCCTGTAATTAACACAGCTATCAGTGGTACTGCATTTAAAGATGAAGATGATATGTCATCTAATAGTGCTACTGCTGTTGCCTCCCAACAATCTATTAAGGCTTATGTCGATCAACAAGTAGGATTATCTGATTTAGATATCAGCGATGGTTCTTCTACAATAGCGATTGACCTGGATAGTGAGACACTCGGATTACTTGGTGGTACAGGTATCGATAGCACAGCTTCAGGCAATAATGTTACTTTTGCTATAGACTCTACTGTAGCTACTAAGACTGGAACACAAACATTAACTAATAAAACTATTAGTGGATCTGATAACACCTTATCTAATATTGCAAACTCTAGTTTATCTAACTCTAGTGTTTCTTATGGTGGAATATCTTTAGCTCTTGGTGCTACTGATGCAACTCCAGCTTTTGATTTACAAGATGCAACTAGTTATCCAGCTAGTGCCTTAACAGGAACAGTCGCAAACAATCAAGTAGCGACAGGAATAGATGCTATTAAGATTGGTGATGGATCAGTTACTAATACAGAGTTTCAACATATCAATACTGTATCTTCTAATGTGCAAACACAATTAGATGCTAAAGTAGCAAAGGCTTCAAACTTATCAGATTTAGCTTCAGCCTCTACAGCAAGAACAAACTTAGGTCTTGGCACAATGGCAGTTCAAAACTCAGGAACAGTATCTATAAGTGGTGGTTCTATTACAGGATTATCAACACCTTCTAATAATTCAGATGTAGCAATTAAAAGTTATG